GTTGCTTGACGACATAGACGAGACTGCCACCGACGTCGCACGGTCAGAGGCTGTCGTCTCGTCGCTCACCCACCGTGCGTCGGTGAACCGCTGGAGCCAAGAAATCATCTGGGCGTCCGTGTTCGTCGGGTTCATCTTTGACTTCCTTCTATGGCAGGACATCTTCACCGGCAGATTCCAGTTGGGCGCACTCTCGCTTGCCGCAGAGAGGGCGTCTGCCGTCGTCTGCTCGCTCGCCTACGCCTATGTCTGCTCGCAGGTCGGCATCGCCGCATTCGTACGGGTAGCCGCCATTCGTCGTGCTCGTGGCACGGACAAGGAGGGTGACCACATAGAGAGGGCGTCGTTCGGGCGTGCCGTGTCCCGTGCGTCGCTCACACTATGGGGCGCACTGTTCGTGTTGCTCACGGGTGTCTCCACGCTCGGGCGGTTCACGCAGGAAGGCAGCACGGAAGACCACACGCTGCTCACGCTCGTCGCCGTTGCCATCGCACTCGTCATCGCAGTCATGGCGTATCAGTACCACGACATCTACGCCCACGACCTGAGGTCGGCGAAGGCTACGGTCACGAAATCAACCAAGCGACTGAGGGCGCTACGGGCCGAACTCGGCATGATTGACGTGGACAGCACGGAGTCGTCGCTCAGGGCTTCGCTGCTCTCGTGTTCATGCCGTCGCAGCACGTGTCCAGTGCCAATCGTGCGTGAATACCTTGAACTTGACCAACTGAGCCGCAATACACCAGAACACACGGAGGAACAGCAGCCCGAGCCGGAGCCGGAGACTCCTATCGCCGAGGAGCCGCAGCCAGAGCCCGAACAAGTGCCGACGGAGGCGCCTACGGAGGCCGAGGGAGAGGAAGGCGACGTCGTGCTGCTCAAAAACCTCTACACCATGAACCCGCAGCCACAGCAGGACGACACCAAGTCCCTCATTGAGGAGATTGCCGCCAAAACAAGCGAACTTGAGAAACTCAAGGTCGAGAACAAGTACTGGAAGGGCAAGGCACGCCAGTACAAGGTCAAGCACGCCAAACTGGACGATTTGCTTGGTCGTCTCGTCGGCGCAGTGCTTGACCAAGGCTCAGAGCCAATGTTCTACCGGCGCATCATGACCCGGCACCGTCGTGAATGGGCGGGCATGTGGCGTGTGATTGACGAAATCCTCGCCGAGTACGGAGACGGCATCGCCACGACCTAGAGCCCACGGGTGTAGACTGAGTTCACATAAATCTCACCAATGGAGAGCACGGAGACGGACAATGGGACACGGCATTGAAATCAACGAAGACGGCACCGTCCGCATGGCGTACGCCGACAGGGAAGTGCCATGGCACCGTCTAGGGGTGCCCATGAAGGGGCTACAGACAGCCGAGGCGATGCTTGAGGCCGCCCAGGCCGATTATCAAGTCGTCTTGACGAGCGTGTCGGCGTGTGACGACAATGGACAGCCGATTCTCAACCCTGATGGCACTGTTCCGGTCATTAACGACAGTCGGGCGACGCTACGGGTCAACAAGGACGGCTCGTACACGGGTCTGGCGACCGTGGGCACTCGCTACACCGTCCAGCAGAACAATGAATGCCTTGACTACGCACTGGCGATTGTCGGAGCGTCCAAGGGCGATGCCGTCGTGGACACCTGCGGCGTTCTACACGGCGGGCGAGAGTTCTTCGCCTCAATCGACCTCGGCGCACTCGTGATTGACCCATCTGGCGTGAATGACAAGATTGAGCGCTACGTACTCGTGTCCAACGGGCACGACGGCAAGACGCCCATCTCGTTTGCCAACACGTCGGTACGTGCGGTCTGTAAGAACACCGTGATGATGGGGCTCCAGAACGCACGCCGTGTGTTCACCGCACGTCACACACGCAACGCCGAGAAGGCGATTGAGGAGAGGGCGTCAATCGTCCTCAACATCTCGTCTGACTGGGCGAAGCAGTTCTCACGCATGGCGGAGCAGTTGCTCTCGCTCAACGTCCCGGCATCGTCACGGGTGCTTGACGAGGCGCTTGGGGTCGCCTTCCCGCTGGAGAAGGACGCCACGGAGAGACAGAAGAAGAACCGAGACAACGTCGTGTCGCTCGTCCGTGGCATCTACGAGAACAACAACAACGCCAAGGGCTACGGGTACAACGGGTGGAGCGCCTACAACGCAGTCGGCGAATACCTTGACCACTACCGTGATGCGACGCTCACTGAGCGTGCGATTGCGTCAATGAACACGAACTCATGGGTGTCACGCACCAAGATGAACGTACAATCGTATCTCTTGTCACAAGTGTGACTTCTCTCGTTGTATCATTGACTCAACCCACGAAAGTGAGGGCACATGGGCAATGAGCCTGACGACGAGTTCTTTGAACAGATGCCAGAGGAAGAACTCAACGACCTGGATGCCCCCACACCCGAGGAACTCGCCGTGTGGCTGTCGGAGTACATGTCGCAATCAGGCCGTGCGCAGATGATGTTCAGGACGAACCTCTGTAGCATCGTCGTGGACAAGATTTGGAATGACTTCGGCGTTGAGGGCATGTGCGAGTTGATGATGGCGATCGACCGGCGTGCGGGCTGGATTTCCGACATCATCATTGAGGACGCCGACATTCACGAGGTGCTGTTCAAGGAGCACAACACCTACGATGATGATGCCATCATCAAAGCCAGAATGAGCGAGAGCGTCACCGAGCTCAACAAGAAGCTGTGGCGCCTACGCAGGAAGTACGCCAAGTTGATCGCCCAGGAGATCGTGAATCACAACAGCCGCCCCTCAGAGGAGACGGCTACTGCTGCTGACGAGACATAAGGTCAAGAATCAACTGAGTCGCTGAGTCAAACTCAGCCATCTCGCCGCCGTCTACGGCAGCATCGACCACCGCACGCTTGCGCTCAATGAGCGAGTAGATGTCTTCGTCAATCGTGCCGGTTGAGAGCATGTAGGTAGCGGTCACCGAGCCCTTCTGTCCGATGCGGTGAAGGCGTGAGTACGTCTGATCTACGTCCGCCGGGGTCCACGGCAGTTCCACGAACAAGCACTCCTCCGATGCGGTGAGCGTGTGTCCGGTCTTCGCCGCCTGAATGGAGAGCACGATTACGGGCGCTTCCTCGACGCTGAGCGTCTGGAACTTGCGCTTGTGCTCCTCCACGACCTCTACGGGCATTCCGCCCTGAATTTTGAGACCGCCGTACCTGCGGGCGAGTTCGTCCACGATGTCTCGGTGGTGGGCAGCGACGACGACCTTCTTGCCGTCGTTCACACGCTCCTGTATCCACTCGGAGGCTGTCTCCATCTTCGCCTTCGCTGCGATGCGGCGCAGCACGGAGAGGCGCACGAGGTGCTCATTCGCTTCGGCACGGATCATCGCAGCAATCGCTGCGCCATAAGACGGCTTGCCCTGCTCCAGCGCCAACTGACGGGCACGCTCGGCGATGTACTGAATGATGTCAGCCTCGGCTTTCTTGTACTCCTTCATCGTGGCTTCGTCCCCCTCCACGACGACCTTGCTGTGGAGTACGGGTGGAAGTTCCGAGAGCACCTGGTCCTTGGTGCGCCTGATGTAGCAGGTGCCACGGAGGCGGTCGTTGAGTTCGTCAAGGTGCGAGTGACCGCTGATGTTCCACTGACCGAACCGGTCTTGGAATGCGCCGCAATACCGACGATAGAAGCCCCATAGCCCGCCGAAGTCCTTGAGGCGACCGAGAATGTCCAGTTGCGATGCGTACTCGTTTGGGCGGTTGGTCACGGGTGTGCCGGTGAGGCAGAGCACGAGCCCGTCACCGGCTGTCTTGGCGATTTTGATCGCCGACTTTGTTCGCTTCGCTGCCGGGCTCTTGGCGTAGTGCGACTCGTCAAAAATGTACGAGGCGTGGTTGAGCAACTGCTTCTCCCAGTGCGTGATGTTGCTGTATCCAACCACGAGCACGTCGTACGAGCCCTTGTCGGGGAAGTCCTTGCGGTTCGTGACCACCTCAACCCTGCGATCGGGTAGCCACTTGTTCCACTCGGTCTTCCAGTTGAGCACGAGTGACGGGGGGCATACGACGACGACTGGGTATGTCTCCGTCTCGCTGGAGGCGTACTCAACCGAGCAAATCGCCTGAATGGTGTTATGGGTCACGATAAATGAATCGGTTACATAGAGGTGATCCCCTGCTTCAACGGCGATGCACTGTGCTTCCTCGTCGTGCGAATACTCAATTGATTCAATGAATCGTGCTGGCCCGTACTTGCTTGGTGGAATATAGGAATTGATCTTCCTGTCAAGTCGGAATGGAGTCATATTGCTGGGCAACTTGATGTTGAGTCGGTAATTGAGTTTTCCGTCCCGTTTTTCTCCCTTGTACGTAAATCGCGGAATACGCGAACGTACCCTGACTACGCCACCAAGTGACTGAACGATCTCAATAACACCGTCCACTAATGCCTTGTTTGATGATGAAAACTCTGTTGAGCAGTCACCCGCATACCCGTCGGTATCCATTAGTCCCTGGAGCAGAGCCAGCCGTGATTCCGGATTGCTACGTAGATAACTCTCTGGAATGTGCTTATTGCCGATTAGGCCGAGTTCTGTCAACACTGTGCGCAATCCCTTATAGGTGATTGTCGTTGCTCTACCTGTTTGCTTTGAAGCACCTACTTCGTAGGCATTGGAGAACAGGTGATGAATCTCGTCATCCATACTCGTCACCGCACCACTGAGCGATGAGCCGTCACCTAGCCAGCATCCAAGCAGGTACGGGTCAATTGGCAGTGCGTCATTCTCGTTGTCGTAGTGAACTGGATCAACAATGGGTATCTGGAGCCGCCTATTGCCATTCTCTGCCTTGATTGCGAGAGACAATTCATATGTCCTGCCGTTATCTTTATTCAGATGCGAGATAGTCTCGCCGCGCATAATCTGTCCAGTGGTAACGGTGTGCCAGCCGCCATCTGTTTTGGAGTAACTCGCCGTCTTGACGCTCCATAGATGTTCTTCACCGGCAAGCGTTGAGGAACCGTCACTAAACGTCACGCGGTAGAGCGGCTTTATTCCCTGCGGGTAAACACCGATAACTCTTGTGGGACGACCATCCCTGCCAGTAACAAATGTGCCGACAGTGATATCCCCCATACGTATCCAGCCACTAGGAGTAAGGACAGGAGAAGACATACCCTGTAGTTTGCCGAGCCCCATCTGATCTGCGATGAAACTGCGCTTCGCACGGGTGGCATAGGCAACACCTGCCTTCTGGTACGGCAGCAACTCGCCCTGGAGTGCCGGAATCTCAATCTCCGCATCCGTGGAGCGTGAGGCGTCAATGAACTCCGACAACTTCGCCATTACACCAGCAGCCGCTTCATTGACGTCGTCG